TGCAACTCCAAACTTATGGTAGGGCATTCTTTTGACTTTTCTGTTGGCTTTTCTATGCAGCCTGCTTTTGTACAAACCTTTCAGGTCTTCAATAGCAATGTAAGCGTTATATTTTTTAGCAAGATTTAAGAGAATCTCGGTACCTAAGATATTTGTAGTAATAAATTCTTCAGGATATTCTTCTAATTTTTTTTTATATTTATCAAAATATAAAAAATCAAATGAAAAATTATAAACACCATCTTCTATAGATGAAATTGCACAATATTTAGAATCTAATTTTTGTATAAAATATGAACCTTTTTTATAATGTTCATAACCATAAAAAATATCTTCTTTCCAAATTGTTTCTGAAATTTTAGTAAATTCATGAGATAAATTCATTTCATCAACATATTCAATATTTTTAAAATATTTTAATTTAATTTTTTTAATTTTTGTTTCATCTAAATCATCAATTAATAATAAATTTTGAGGTTCTACATAATAATAATATTTAAGCATTAATGCAAAATATTGAATTAATCTTTTATAATGGCTACTAGCATTATATAAAAAATTAGATAGACTTACTAAATTTGATGAATATTTACTAGGAGAAGCTAACCATTTCATTACATCTTCTTTATCAAAATTCTTTGTAAAAGAATAACTTATATTTGTATTATTATTTAAATCAAGTTTAATATATTTTGCCATTAGAGTAAAGTTTGATTTTATTTTACGAACTAAATCTTCTTGTATTTGATCTTTACTTTTTTCACCCATAATTCACCACCCTTCACCATCTACGTAATGATTTTTTTCTAATTTCTGGTTTTTTATATGAAAATAATTTAGAAATATCTATTTTTTCTTCTTTTTTAATTAAATTCTTTCGTTCTTGTAAATAAATCCAAAATAAACCATACTCTAACGCAGAAAATTTATCTTTATTTATACTTTTACTAATTTGTTTAACTTGCGTATGAACACCAGATTGTTTATATTCAAGGTTCATAATCTCATCACATAATATATCAGTCATAATAAAAGGCTTAATTATATCAGTATATTTTTCTATATTACTTTTACATTTACTTAAAATTTCAGATTTTACAGCAAATTCACCTTTTAAAAGTTTTACTTTTTGATGATTTAAATATTGAATAAAAACATTATGTATATCACTACTTTTTGTATCTTTTGTTTGTGATTTAAGAGAAAATATCATAGGTATACTATCTTCCGTTTTATATTTATTATATCTATCATCATTTATAACTTCATATGCTGGATTTTCATCAATTTCTGTTACTAAATAATCACAAAGTCCAACACCTAATCCGTTTGTATCTAAACATAAAATTCTAGCTTTATAAGTGTTAACCATTTTTTTTATAAATAAAGCTTGTTCTAAAAAATGTGTTCCTTCAAAACTAAATATATTAACTACATTTTTTTGAAAAGTACTATCTGCTTTTAATATTGTTTTTATAATTACCAATACAGATTGTGCATTTAAAGAACCCTCTGCTCTAGCTACATCATATGCTAAAATATATTCTGCATTTTTATCTTCAGCTTTTAGTTCAGGTTTTGTTAATATCCTACATTTATTTAAATTTTCTAAATTAATTAATGAATCTTCACTACTGCCAGTCCATATAGATTCATATTCTCTTTGAAAAGCTAAAGGATTATATGTAGGTGATTCTTTTTGTTCATTTATAAAATTAATATCTAATTGTTCATGCATGCATGGCAACTCATAGCCACAACCTATATTAAATGCTGATTTTCCATTTAACATATCTGCATAAATTTCTTTCATTTTTTTAAAAGAAAAAGATTGTCTAGTTCCTGCAGTAGTACAATACCATTCTTGTTTATGTATTTCATTAGGATCATATCCTTTACAAGAAGCAAGTCTATTATTAGCCATTAAAGGAATAACTACAGAATGTAATAGATCTCCATTAAATTTTTCATTAGAAATTTCTTCAATAGCTCCACCATTACGTCTTCCACCTCTTGTAGAATCTTTTACTTGAACAACATCAAATCTACTTCCATTATGAAAAACTAATTTAGTATAATCTTTAGTAAAAGACTTATATTTAATTTCTCCTTTTAAAATAGGGAAATAACTCCATATATCTGAAATATTATCTTGTGCTATTTTAGCAGCTTGTTCTTTACCATAAGCACAAATAAATAATTTTATATTAGGTCTAAACATGCATTTTAAATACATTGCTAGTATTTCCGTAAAACTTTTTGCTGTACCTCTAGTTGCAGTAATAAAAACTCTACGATAACGCAAAAAAATTCTTAAAAATATTCTTTGATAAAAATATAAATCAATTTTACAATCATTAGATTTAATAAAATCAATAAATATATCTGGATAAGTAATCCAAAATTCACAATAATTACGCCATTCTTTTTTTATATCTTCAAAAGTTTTTTTTTGAAAATCTGTAACATTAAAATTAGGTTTATTTATTATACTATTACTATTTTTTTTTTCATCAGTTTCAAAATTAATATGATTACTCACAATTATATTACACCCACTTTAGGGGTATCTTTAGGAGGTTCAATTAATTTTGATTTTCCTACTGATTTTAATGTATAGTTTAAAAGATACATTATAGTTTTATCTACTATATCTTGTTTTTCAGTATATTCTCTTGGCTCTAAATACCCATCTTTCTCAACTTCCTCATAAATATGACTAAATGAACGCATTCCAGTTGCTTCATCTCCACCAATTGTATCAATAGGTCTAAGACCTGAAGATGTTAATAATGATTGATATTGAGTGTGTAATTTTGTAAAATTACCCATATCATCAGTTTCTAAATAATAATCTAATTTTAATTGTATCTTACATATAAAAACTAATGATTTTTTATGTTGGGGTGTTACAATAGTATGAGTAATCAACATATCTTGATAAAATTTTTCTAAATCCATAATTTGTTTTTTATTATATTTTGAACCCCATCTTGAAATCATATCAGTAGTAATTTTAAAATCATCTATAACTTGTTTTTCTATTCCACATACGTCATTATCATTAAAAATATTATTATCATTAATTGGAGCATTACTATTTTTATAACCTAAAAGTCTAAATTGAACCATATTTATATTTTTTATATAAGAACCTAAAAAATCATTTTGACTTTTTTTTGCAGAATTAAAACAACTATAAATAAACGGTCTATTAATTAATGCTAACATTTTTCTTAATGAAAATTCAGTAGGTTCTTTATCGTCATTATATTCAATCATGTCATGTAAACATTTTTTACAATAATTTACCAATCCATCTGGATTAATTTTTTCATTATAAGCTTTATAAAAATGTAATGAACTTCTTAATTTATTAGAACGACATATTGGACATTCTTTTCTATCTTTTCCATCATCAGTAACTGCCATTCTTTCACACCCTTTAATTCATTTTTAATTTAATTTTTTACATAATAAAAAAAGCCAGAAATAAATTCCTGACTTTTTCATATACATTAATAATATTTTATTTAATTAATAATCAAAAACTGTATTCACAATATCTGTAATACCCTTTTCTTTATTAATTATAAAAGTTTGATTTTTTCTTTCAGATTGTATATAACCTTTAGAGTTACTCCACCTAGACCAACCCGATATAGTAGGTGTTCTCATTATTTCTAAATATCCTTGTTTCTCATAAATCATACCTTGATGTAAATGAGCTAATATACAAATAATATGTTTACTATCAGTCCATTTATCTTTAGCTTCAGAAGTAATAATTTTTAAAGCTTCTTTAAATTTTAAATCATGAGATAAACATAATAATGTTTTACCAAATTTATAATATTTCCTAAATAGAGGAGAGGAATCAACATAAACATTAATATTATTTGAATAATGATGTTTTATTGATTGTGTTATCCCAAATGTTGTATGTAAATCATGATTAGAAGGTATTAAAACTACATCTATAGGTGCGATTTTTAATATCATATCTATCCCATTTACAATTAATTGTGTTGCTCTTTGAACTACAGTGAACCATAAATCAGAATTGTCTTGTGGCGTACCTTTGGTAGTTCCTCCAGTTAAATTATCAAAATTAATAAAATCATTACCTATACAAAATAAAATCTTTTCAAATTTTCTATATTTTAATCTATTTATTATATCATTTAACGTATCATAATATAATTTTTCAGCAATATCTAAATTATAATCATTACCATTGGAATACATATCAGATAATAAACCATAATGCAAATCTGAAATATTTATAACTAAAAGATCATTATTTATTTTATATTGTAATGGTTTGATATTTATTTTATTTTTATATTCAGATTTTAAAGAATTAAAAATTTTTAAAGCTTTTTCTTCAGTCCATATAAATTCTTTAATAGGTTTTACATTAATTTTACTGGAATACATAATAATTTTTCCATCTTGCTTACTATATACATTCCATATATTATTTTTACAACTAACTAATTCCCATTCATTGATATCAAAACCATGTGCATTTAATATATAATTATCATCTTTTGATTGTTTTTCGTTCATTTCAACTAATTTATCACTAAAAAACGAACCATCTTTATTTTTACCATTACTTTCATTATAATTTGGAGTATCTTGAATTTGTTCTTCTTTGCTTTTATCAAAATAACCATTTTTTCTTCTATATATTTTAAAATCTTGTCTTAAAGCTTCACCATTGCCATTCTTATAATTATATTGCTTAGCAAGCAAATTCCAAGACATATTTATTTCTTTATGTATCTTTTGCCAACAAACATTAATTAATTCTTTTGTTAACAACTAATCACCACTTTTCATCAATATTTGCCCTAACCAGTAGGGTAGAGGGTAGATGTAAAATTAAATATTACTTATTTACTGAAATATCTTCTTCGTCTTTGCTTTGTTCTATAAAAGATAACTTAAAATTTTTATATTCAAATAATTTCAATATTTCTTCAAATTTTAAAACATCAACTTTTCCATCTTTATCTTCAATATGGAATCCAATTTCATCAATATCATTTAATTTACCTTCACATTTTAATTCCTTTTTGTTAGTAGAAATTACTTTAATCATATTCCTTACATTCTCCTTAAATATTATTTATTTTTATTTCTAAGAAACTTTTGATATATAATTCTTGTAGTATAATACTTTTTATGTTTTGATTTTTTACCATATCCAGTATGAGGCAAATCTAAAAATCTACCATTTTTTTTATCACGCTCTAAAATACCACTTTCACGTAATTCTTTTGCTTGTTTACTAGTTATAAATATCAAATGTTTATTTCAACACCTTTCTTATGTTTTCTCACATAGCTGTGAGCTTATATTAGCATGTATGACAGGTTTTATATAAAAAGCAATATACTTTTACATTTACTATATAAAACCGCCCAAACAGTCTAATATCTTAATAAATTATTATATTAATTATTATTAATATTTTTTAATTAAATCATTATCAATTTGATTAATATCCATATCATAAAAATATAATTTATCATTTTGAGATAATATTAAAATCTTATCTTGAATACATTGATTATCTGAATCACATTTATATTGACTTAAACTAAAATCAATTTGAT